GTCGAACCTTGCCTTCTTCATAAATCAGGTTAATGCCTGTCTCTGGGACGTGCATGGTCTCTTCTCTCGACTCGCGAATAGCGCTTTCAATCGGAGATTCTCCTTCTTCAACGTGACCACCGGGAAAGCCCCAGGTATCATCCTTGGTTCTTTTCATCCAGAGAATCCTTTCGCCGTCCGTGTAGACGATAAAAGCCACAATTTCAGAATCTGGCTCTTCCTTGAGGTCTCGTTTGTGTGATTGGATCTCTTCTTCAGTCAATTTCTCATCAACACCGTGAGATTTACGAGCATTGCTATAGGCAATTGCGACTGCCTGATTTTGCGGATATCCGCTCTTAACCAGCTCAGCAATGTTCGAGCTGATCGTCTCTTTTGAATAACCTTCTTTGAGGGGCATTAGATGATCCTCCCTGTCTGGAAAGGAATGTTCGTAACATTCAACAAAACGGTAGCTTCACGAGTGTTGCCCTCGTTAGTATCGAACAATGGCCGAATGGTATAGATTTGATTGGTTGAGCCAGTTGGAACTACACCTTCAGAAATCTGGACAGATATGACTTTCCCGGCAAGTGCAGTGACTCCATCAGAAAATGTGACTGGAACTGTGTTTACGGCTGGAGCTGCAAAAACAAGCCCAGATTGATCTGCTGTTATTCCTAGAATTGAGGTAATAATCTCGCCAGCATCTAGCATATTGGTGCAGTCAATGTCATACCAGATTGCCTCACTGGTCCGCTTTTCAAGAATGTAAGTGTTACTCATTCGGTCTCCAATAATTCAATCTGGGAGGCATTTCCCAATAGTCTGGTCTGGAAAGTATGCAACCGCACCAATAATCCGGTCTTGGGACAAGATGCCACACTTTTTCCGATTTGTTGAAGATCGGAGCGCAAGTGTAGATATCAACGACATTGCCACTTTCAACCACCACAACCACAACATAGACTGATTCATCCTGAGCATCTATGGCGTGACCAAATTCATCAATTTGAACCGCTGCCGTAAGTAGCTGAGACTGTATGTCTATTGCATTGGCTTCTTCAGCTACTATAACCGAAGAAATCATGTTTTGAGGATAAAAATCGGCCATTTGGCTAGATTCCACCTGCTGAACGAATGCGGTCATTTGCTCGGATATTGAATCTTTGGCAAATCCAGATTCAGAAATGGCCAGTAAAGCCGTGAGCAATTCTGAGAACTGATCGCTTGCTTTGTTCGTTTCAGTCACGGTTACGAAAGCCGTCACGTTTTCAGTGACAACATCCTTCAGTGATCCAGCCTCAACAATGAATACTGGGGCTGTCATGTTTTCTGAAACCACATCTGAAGCTCTAGCTGATTCAGATACGCTATTAGGCGCGGTCATCTGTTCTGAAGTTGAGTCAGAAGACGAGGCTTGTGCCGACTCTGAAATGGTTACTCCATCGACGGCATTCTCTGACACCACATCAACAGCCTTTACTACTTCCAATAGGCTTATAGGAGCGGTCATAGCCTCATTAGCAGAGTCAGACAAAAGAGCGGATTCCACAACAGCGTTCGGAGCCGTCATATTTTCAGACGTTGAATCTTTTGCGTTTATTGCATCAGCAAGCGAAAGCGGAGAGGTCATTTGTTCAGAAACAGAATCAACCGCTTGTCCAGAATCGGTTGCAGAAACCGGAACACTTACCGAAACGCTTTCTCTTTCTGCGCTAAGTGTCTGTTCCGAAATGGAAATAGGAGCTGTCATGTTTTCTGATACCGAATCAGAAGAAATAGCAGCCTCAGAGACGTTTACTGCATCCGTTGAATTCTGTGATACCAAATCAGTTGAAACCGTGACTTCAGTCAGTGAGACGGCATCAGTGCTATTTTGAGAAACAGAATCAGATATTGCTGCACTTTCCAACACTGACTGAGGAGCAGCCATTGATTCTGATTGGCTGTCATTTAGGCTTTCAAATTCCAAAATTGAAATTGGCGCGGTCATATTCTCTGATGCTGCATCATTGGCAGCAGCAGATTCAATTATGGATAATGCAGAGTTCGTATTTTGAGAAGCTGAATCATTTATCTGTGCATTTTCTAGGGAATAAACAGCATCAACAGAATTTTGAGAGGTACTATCGTTTGATGTAACGGAATCAGCAACATTCGCAATGAAATATACCTTTTGGGAAGGATTCCCGCTTATTGAGTTGTAGGAGAATGGAGCAATCCCGAGCATTTATAATGCCTTTAAACCGTGGATGATTCTGCATTTGCCGGAATCTGAGCTACTCCATCAATGTATACAATGGGGGGAACATGATTGTTCCAAGCATCAAGAGCGGACTGAAAAGGAGAAAAATCGGTGAAGGATTCATTGGGAGCTTTAGTGAATTTGTCTCCATCAAAGATTTCCTTGTATTCGATGATTCCTGCAGTCCCATACCATTGAACCGCATGAATCGAAGAATCAATGCTGAAGGTTAGATTGTTATAGCCAACACCATTTACATACACGCTCTGGTCATCTGCAATGATGGCAATCTTGCTAGTTGAATCAGCCACTTAATAGCCTCCCATTTTGGTGAATAGTAGCAAGCAGCACTTGTTGGCTAGATTCATTTGATTTAACCATTTCATTTCTAAATGACTCAACTGCTGCCCCGGTTTGTCGTTGCATCTGGCTATTTTCAATTAAAAGGACCGGAATCCATGAAATAGCACAATCCCATTCATCGACAGGTTCCCCTGTGTTTGGATTTTGTCCCCTGAGTTTTACAAAAAAATTGCACTCTAGTTTTTTGCATTCGCCTTGAACAAAAGGGCAAAAATTTCCTTTTTCGATTTTCATGTTTTCCTTTAATTTTTGGTTGCAATAATCACATCAACATAAGAAACAGCAAGGTTAATTGATGAGGCCGTAAGGGTGTGGCTGTGTGATGTACCGCCTCCAGTGTTCGTCGTTGAGATGCCTGTGTAAGCGCCACCCGTTGATCCACTTGCAGTAACCGATGACTGTCCATTTGACCCATTGACTACTTGCTGTCCAGTAAACTGCACGGCTGAATGTCCATGGCTCGGATCTGAAATCCCGTGGTTATGTGCTGGGATCTGCGAGGAAGATAGGGTTGTGCCATCCGTTGAGCCCGTCACGGCTTGAGAAGCAAAAGCCGTAGTGAATGCTACTGAACCGCCCGATCCAGCCGTTCCGCTCACTACGCGCAATGCAACGTTGTTGTAAGTTGTAACTTTTGTCCATCCAGTCGGAGCAGCGGTCTGCTGGAAAGTCATAGCCGTTCCAGATGGCAAACATGCCCATGCGACAGATGATGGGATCGTGCCTATCAGATTTCCCGCCGTTAAAGATGTGAGATTAGCCCCAGATACTGCGCCAAATAATCCACTCCAAGTTCCAGAAGTGACAGTTCCGGTTGTCGTAAGGCTTGATGACCCCGCAAGAGGAGAAGCCCCGAGCGTATTGTAAGAAATCGTCTGGGCTGCTGAACCGTTATAGGTTGTTCCTGAAGCTGCACCCGCACCGACATTGTTGAAAGTAACGGCATTCGTTACGGACCCTGCTGATCCAGTGGTATTTTGGTTCAGGGTTGGGATATCGGCAGAAACAATGGCCCGGAAAGTTGGAGCGCCTGTCGAGCCATTTGGAGCAGCTAGGAAATAGTTCGCGGTTTTAGATGCGTATGGATTGATCGAATCACCATAAGCCGTGGCAAGAGTCCATGACACTGCAGCTGATCCATTAAAGCTTGATCCACTTAATCCCGTTCCTGCTGAATGCGAGTTAGCAACGCTCCCAGCTTGTCCCGTAGTGTTTTGGTTAAACGTTGGCCAAGTAAACGTGCCAGTACTGAAATTTCCCGATTGTGGCGTTCCAAGAATTGGGGTTACTAAAGTTGGGCTTGTGGTCAGAGCAAAGTTTCCTGAACCTGATACTGCATTTCCAAGAGCCGTTTGGACTCCTGCTCCAAGCGCCGTTAAACCAGTCCCACCATAAGCCGTTCCTATTGTGGACCCATTCCATGCTCCAGCGTAAATAGCCCCAGCATTGTTAATGGCAAAAGCCTTAGTGCCTCCCGAATATGTCCAAATGTCAATCAAGTCGGCAATTTGGGAGGAACTGTACCCATAAAGCTGAAGCACATTAGATGATGTGCTGAATGCGGTGAAAGATACGGGGCTAATGATGTTCGATCCCAGCGTGTAGACGTTTCGGACAGAGGCAAAAATAATCCCCGTTGAGGAACCGCCTACAACCACGAATCCTGCACGAACCGCATAGAACGGGCTTGCCGGTTGAATCGTAGTCAATGCGCCAGCCGTGGTTGGGGACAGGTAAAGAGTCTGCCCCGCAGTCATGCCTGTAGTGTTGTAGCTGAAAATTTCCCCAAGGATGACAACAATGCCGGTCGATCCATTGGCAATGGATTGCCCCGTAATGCCGACCATGTTTGCGGTTGACTGTGATGTAGCGATAGCAGGGGTGATGTAAGGATAATTACCGCTGCTTCCACCGCTCAAGTAGACAGCCGTTCCTGCTGGAATAGTTGAGCCTGTGTTGTTGTAGCAAACTTGATCGACTTGCTGCCCTATATTGATCTCATAGCCGGTAGCATTGTAATAAGACAAGCTGTCTTTGGTTTGGTCATACCAGACCAATCCGGTTGCAGCGGTTGGATTCGATGATTGAGGGCTAAATGTTAAATAAGGGTTTCCCCCGGCATCAACATATCCAGAGGCATCCAAATTGACAGATTTCCCTGCAGGATAGTCCACCCATACGTTTTGAATCCCGCTGCTGAAGTTCGTTAATGAACCCGCATTAGATGAAGCAAGAACCGTAGTTCTGGCAAGCGTGTTGCCCGTGGATGAATACGTCCCAAGACCTACTTCCCAGTTGGCCCCAACTTGATCGGCTATTGCGTAAAAAGTGGTATTTCCGTTACCAATACCAGCCAAAAAAGTTTGAAACCCGCTCACTGCTCCGAGGAGGGTTACTGTACCCGTCCCCGGAGAACTGCAGGTTTCTTGGACTCTATCTGCAAGGATTAGAGTCATAAAGTTTTACTCTGTTGGAGCTGAAAGATCAGGAGCAGGAGGTTCGACAGCAACCACCGGGGTTGCCTCTAACTCGCTCTGCTCAAAATAACGCTGCTGTTGAGTTCCGTCTGCAGCAACATAGCCGACCAAAACCGTAACGTTGCCCGTATTTGGATCAAATCCAAATCCAAGAACCGTTCCCTGAATTGGAGGAGGAAGAATTTGAGTTACGGCTTCGCCTTGAACAAAATTAACCATGATCGACCCCTTACATTGATAGAGTATAAGAAACCTGAACAATGTTTCCACTGTTTACAGGCTGTGCGCCACCCGTGAAGAAACCAGCAGAGAGTAGCGTTCCAGCCGTACTCATCAACGTGGCAACTGCACCCGTACCGAATACCAAGAATGCACCCTCAAGCGTTCCGGCGCTGGTCATCGTATAGCTTACTGCAGCGGACGTTGAGATAGACCCAGAAGCAGCAGTTCCGAAGCTTGGAGCAATACGAGCTGCAAAGGTTGGCGCGTTTGTTGAACCTGCTTCAGTCCATAGGCTGTGTGAGGCCATCGTGTCATTGATGCGGGTAGCTGAAGAGGTCGTAACGTTACCGCCCGTGATGGTCATCGTAAGGCCAGAAACGATTGTAAAGTTAAGCGTGGTTCCGGTCGTTCCGGTCGTTGCCAAGAACGTACCATTCAGGGCAGCGAATGAGCCCGTACCTGCAGCGGAGGCAATCGTAAACGTATCACCGGGGAGCAAGCCGTGAGCTGCTGCCGTGGTCAGAGATACCGCGCCCGTTCCAGTCGTGTAAGTACCGCTGGAAATAGTTGTTGACAACGGAGTCCAGCCAACTGAAGAAATCATGCCCATATAGGGGCCAACCACCGTATAACCTGAACCCGTCAAACCAGTCTGAAGCAACAGGTTTTTGCCGACATAAGTGACAACGTTCTTAACGTCATCTTCCCAAAGCAGCGGACCGCCTTCAAATTCAAAGCACTTAAAGTGGTAAGTGCCATGTATACCAATAGATTCCCCAAGGGAAGCATTGGCGCAAATCGAAGCAATAGATGCTTCTAGTGCGTTTGTTTTTTCGCTAGATTTCATGTTAGTCCTCTAAATCAAAGTTGATGACAGGTTTACAAATGCAACGGCAGTAGGGCAAATCTCCCGGCAACCCTCGAACTTCCTCACCGTACATTACACCAATAACAGGAGGATCGTCGAAGGAATACTCATTCCCCGACATTCTAATATGGTTAAGCCTTGGTTCTTTGCTCCCGCCAGTATGCACCCAAATAAACTTCTTTACTCCCAATGACTTGAGGCGAGAAGTATTTATCGACTGATACGATTTGCGCGTCTGATCTAAAGCGACATTTCGCGCATGGCGTATGTTCCCATTGTATTTCTTTGTGAGGAATGGTACTAGGTCTTCCATTCCCTTTCCGGTCGTAATGCTTCGCATGACCTGACCACCGACCTCAGACAGGTATTTTTGAGGTATCAGCTTGATGAGCCCAGCAGCTTCCTGAGTGCTGGCTTTTATAACGTCATCTATCTGTTCATTCCGAAATGACGTGTCAATGGTAAAGTCTTCGCTTGCTTCCCTGAGAGATAGGCCCAGAGTTACAGTAGAGTTGCGGACTGTCCGCTCAATCATCCGGTCGGTTGATTCTTTGGCCACTTTGTTGAATCTCTTAGTCCATTTGGCCATTAGGTAATTCATGAGGATTCGGGCTTGGCTGGAGATTGAGGCATCCTCAGCAAATCCGAATTTGTTCTCTTTGAAGAGTTTTTTCAGCTCCCGCTCAACATCACGGGACATAAGCTCGATAAGGTTTATCGTTGGCTTGGCATAGTCAGAGGCTATACTTGCGTTAGGACGCAAAGCACTCCCAACCAAGCCATCAATTTTATTCTTGCGCTTTGCCATTTTTGGGCTTACGTCCTCTGCGTGGTTTTTGTAAGGCTGCATCTTCAGTCATGCAATTTTCTTCTTTTGCCTCTTCCACTTTTTCAGGTTCGATTTGCCCTTGATCAGAATCATTCACGCTCATATAGTCATTGAAAGCTTTCTCTGAGGCTTCTTCCTGCTCCTCATCATCAAACGGATCTTCATTTAGGATTCCAAGTTCGTCATAACCGCTTTCTTTATCGGTTGCTAGTCTTTGTCTCTCGTCTTCGCTGCTAATAGCTCCAGATTCAATAAGCACCTGACCAGTTTGAGCCTTCATCATATTGGTCCGAGCCAGTTCTTCAGCCGTTGGGGTATCAAGTGGCAACCAGTTAATAGACAGCTCGAAGCTGAACTTCTTTTTAAGTTGGGGTTCAACATAAGACTTCATTACCAAACGATGATGACGGTTTAGGAATGGCGTAAGGTCATTTTCTTGGATGGATTCGAGCAGTTCGTGATAACTAGCCTCTTCATATTCGCCCGTAGCATTAAAGCCTTTAGGAGAGGTTCCAAGCAGCTTGGTAGCGGGTACGCCAGCGATTGCAGCAACTAGTTGATACTGAGTCATGATAAGAGCGTCAAAGTCAGCAAGACTAGTATCAAATTGCTGGAATTCGTCTGCTTCCTTATCACCAAGTTTAATTCCGTAGTTGTCGCGATACGCTGCCCATTGTTGGAGTCGGCTAATAGCTGCTGTAGTGTCTGACATCACAGCTTCCATATCGGTCAACCAGACAGTTGTGCGCTTCGACATAGCCAACTGAGGAGCTTCATTTGAAGTTCTCTCTGCAGCGTATACACGCTCCATGATCTGCTGAGTTAAAGGTACACCGCCATAAATGTACATTGGCTTTAGTACGTCTACGGGCTCAGCATGACGGAAAATAATTAAATGACTTCTATGGATCTTCTTCCCGTTTATGATCCAGTAGGTTGGCTCGTAGAAGTGAAGCGTGTCAGGTTGACTTGAAGCAGCATTATCAAGCCAAGGAGCAGTCCAGTAGGGATCAACCTGCACAATGCCCTTGTAGCTGTTTGGCGTAACACCGTCGATATTGAATGGTTTCTCATAGTATTGCGGATCAGTCGATTGGACCTTGAACATCGCAATTCGAATACCGAAGATGCGACCCTTGCGGATGAACTCCCGCATTTTGAATTTGACATTAAACGCTCGGTCGTAAGCTTTGAGGATTTTGTAAGCATCGGGGTCCAGCTCGTCTCCATTATCCGTTGCTATGTTGTAGCCTTTACGAATGGCATCGTCTCCGGGCATTGCGCAAGCTTTGTTGATGAGCCAGTTCTGAGCCAGAATCCCGCAAAGCTGGGCCCCAATGAACCCTTGGGTTGCATACCATCCAACCACTGCTTCGGATACGGTATTGATTCCACCGTTGGGATAGTACATTTTGAAAGCAGCAACTCCATTGCTGGAGTCATCCATTGCAAACTCGCCATGAAGGGCTGGCTGCTCTTTCTGAAGGGAAACTATTCTATCGTTTAAGGCAAACTTTGCTGCGTCTGGGTCTAAAGCGTCAAAGGTATGTGTGCTAAAAAGGCTATTTTTAACCTTTTGCGTTTGTGGCTCTTCGGGAGCCTTGGCTTTCTTTTTGAAACAGTTGAACATAAAACCCCTATCCAAAGAAACTCTTACGAGCAACCATTATTTCAGAAAACGCTCTTGACAGGGAGTCGATTTGGTCATCATGAGCTCCATTAGGGAACACTCGCATTTCATTGATGAGGGCTTGATTCCAATCTCCTCGAAGCATAAGCACGTTGCCAACGTTCACTTGAGCTGCAAATGGTTCTGCGCGGGTTATTTTGTCTCCCGTCTCAGGTGAGCTTTTGACATTGTATCCCGACAATGCACGAGTTAGGTATAACACTTGGGTTTTACCTGCTTGACCGGGGTCTTGAGGGATGCTGATTCTTACGCCTCGCCCATCCTGTGAGGCTATGTTAATCATTGCAGCGTCTCGCTGGTCTGGTCCTACGCGCATTCTGGCCATATCCGCAATAATGTACCGCCCATCTTCGAGCCGTCCGAGCTTGCCTCCTGCTGTGTAATCCCCTTCCGGTGAACTGGCCAAGTCCCAGCCTCGACACCACTTGATCGAGCCAGCAGGAATTGCGTCCACCACTTTGATTTGGTCAGGACGAAATAAATCACCCTCAAGCGGAGCGGGACGTTGCTGGAAGAGTGCAGCCCAAGTCCTTGGGTTTTGCTCGAACTGATCCCAGTGTTTACGGTCGAACCATTCTGGCCAGAGATATACGCCAATTTCACGTCCAAGCGGGTCATTCTCCTGTTCGCATTTAGCTGCAAGACAAATAACTTCCCAATAGTTGCCATCTTTGCAAAGAATCTTTCCACTTTCACCGTTCCAGTCTTCTGGAAGGATTCGCCCTGATAAATCATCTTCGTGCCACCGTGTATTGTGGCTTACTAGACCGTTGGCAATGAAGTTCTCAGTCCGTTCTACCTGAATATCATAAACGTCCTCATAGCCTTCCGAATATATTGCCTCTACGGTGTCAAGAATGAAGTCTGAGGTATTCAGCGGCCCGCTCAAGGATTTCGGATGTCTTTCCGTATCCGACGGCCAGATTGCAATCGTTGCACAGTAATCCCCGAACCTTCGCAGTGTCGTGGCAATGATCGACGCATAATTTGCCGCCCCAATGCGCTCTAACATTTTTCCCCGGGGGTTCACCACATACGGCACACTTTCCGCCTTGCGCTTCCAGAATCCGGTTGTATTCTTCGATGGTGATTCCGTATCGGTGTTTGAGGTGCGCTGATCTGTGGGATTCTGCGTTGACTGATGGCGCCCTGTAGCCGCTCTGCCACCGCCACTTATTGTAATGAGAGTTGCAATACCCTCGAACGCGAACGTCTTTTTCGCATCCGTCAGCTTTGCACTTAACCCCAGTCCACTTTCCTTTTTGACCCGGAAGATTTCTTGGCCCGGGACTATATTTTTCAGACGAATCCATTTTGGTTCTCCACCCACATTAACAAGAAACGGATGTCTCTCGTTTGCGCGGACGATTATCCCTGACTTCATCTTAATTACATAGATTAAATCAGGACCATTGTTTCTCCAATTTAGAACCTTTGATTTTGTGAGCTTACCGTTTTCAAAGGTAGCAATTTTGTCTCCAATTTTGATGTTCTTAAGGTCTGTTTCAGTTCCATCAGCCATCAAAACAGATGTATCTCCCGTCATACATTGAATTATGCAAATCCATCCACCCGGAATAAGTCGAGTTTTTAAGTCATCTTCATACGCTGCAAAGGTACGATCCCTTATAGTTTGTGAGTTTGCTTGATCTCTGCCTTTTACTGGATCATCAATAATGATCCCGTTGGCGCGGTTGCCCGTGATGCCACCAAGAATTCCGCAAGCCATATATTCTGAACCGTTAGTCAAAGCAAACTCTTGGGCTGCTGATGATTCAGTCGTCAATCCAGTTGCCCATATTCCTTTGTATCGTGGTTGCTTAATAATGGATCGGGTACGCCGCCCCAGCTTACGGGCTAGATCGTCTCCATAGCTGGCCAGAATAATCCGGCTTCCGGGGATGGCCCCCATATAGTCGGAAGGAAACACCACTGAGGCATACGTTGATTTAGCACTGCCCGGAGGCATGAAAACCATCATTCGCCCGTGTTTGGTTCTTGAGACTTCATAAAGTTTGGAAAGAAGAAGACGATGGTGCAAAGCCATCGTAGTTTCGACTGGATAAAAGAACTCAGTGTCAGGATCTTCCGATCCGGGTTTACCCGGAACATCAATGGCATTTGCATAGTGCAGGATGTCCTCTCTTGCCATCCTACGAATTAAAACTTCCCTAGCTGCGTCCGATTGCGATTGCGAGTAGCTCATCGTCGGTCATCTCTCTAAGCTGGGATGCACCAATTTGGTTATTAACCTGTACGGCAACGTCTGGAGACTTTCCATAAATGTTCTCTTTTCCTTTTCCAATGACATTTTGGGCAATTTCTAACTCCTTCATATCCATGATTGGAGTCTCTTGAACCTTCTTTACTGCCCTTTGTGCAATCAACAAACTGGCCTTCCGAAAGAAGTGCAAATCTTTTGTGCGCTCATCAACTAGAGTCTGATGAACCTCAAGCTCTGTTGAATTTAGTGTTGATTTTTGCTCCGAAATCTCAGCAAGCTGTTGTTTCACATGGACAGTTTTTTCAACAAGGGGTTGAATTTTACCCTTTACCCATCCTTCTGTCTTTGCCTTTTTGCTAATAGAGCTTCTGTCTTTAATAGCAACTTCCTCCCTTTCAGTAATCTCTGAAAGAGACAGACCGCTTTCATAAAATGCTTTGACAACATCCCAATCGTGTCTTGTGTATGCCATGTCATTTATGGGTTTGAATTTTCTTGTTCAATGCTTTTGAATTCGAACGTTGCAGTCAATCGAGCATCGGATGTTGATCCAGCCAATATTCCTGTTTTTGCCGTATCTTTCAAACGACCCGGTTTTCTTACCATTGCCCATGCTTTGTCATGTTGTAATCCATGAACAAATGCAGGTGAGCTTGTAACCAATGACACTCTAAATCCTTGTTTTTTGTATTTTTTGGCTATCTCATTCAAAAATTGTTTGCCGAGTCCAATACCTTGATAATCAGGTTTGACCACTATTCGATGAATACGCTTCATGTTTTTGACGTGAGGATGCGGAAAATGCAAAACTGAACACCACGCCACAGGTCGATCATTGATTTCGCAAATGTATTTGTGCGCTGCCATATTGTGATCGTGGCTCAAATAATGAAACTCCATGAATTGCTTCCATTCACGTTGCTCAGCTTTTCTGATGTTGCAGACAATTTCAGGACGCCGAAGATCCCTCCAGACAAATTCTGCTTTGTCGCAGTTGTAAACCCAATCAGGTTCCAACCATTTTTCAATGTCATAATGACAAGAAACAGCGATGAATTGTTTGTCTTGTTTCCTGATGAATTTTTGGATTGCTGACGATCCTACGCAAGCCACTTGGCGATCCACAACAGAAGTAAACTCATCATAAATGCAGGGTTTTTCGCTTGTTAGGATCAATTTGGCGAGTTCTGCTCGCATCTTTTGACCGTTTGATAAGACTTGAAATGGTTTTAGCCAATCAGGAGGCGAAGCGAACCCGACTTTGCACAGCGTTTCCGTAATGTCTTTAGCTGAATGATCGCCAAAATCATCAATAATGGATTGCCCCGTCCATTCATAGCCTTCAAAAAAAAGGAAATCTTTAAACAGGCGTCGAGCAATTGTTGTTTTACCGCTTCCTGATGCTCCGACAATTAGACCTACATTCCATTTCTTGTCTTCAATCGGAATTTTAACGTCGAATTCTTTTCTGACTACATCGGCATCAAAATCGAACGCTGATTTGACTTTGTTTGCTTTGAATGAATTTGATGTGGGACTTTCAATTACAAACTTTGAACTCGGCATTTATATCCCTCGATGTCCAAACGATTAAAAATTTTTTCTTGTTCTTCTTCGTCTTTGCATTCAACAATTACGTTAAAAACTTCAGAATACAATTCTTCTTTTAATTCTTTTTCTTCTTCTTGAATTTCATCAAATAAATTAGCTAATTCAATTAAATCAAAGCCTATGATTTCCAAATTAAAATCATAATTGGCAAGTTCTTTAAGTTCAATTTTTAAAAGCGATTCATCCCATCCAGCATTCATGGCCAATTTGTTGTCTGCTAAAACAAGTGCCCGTTTTTGAGCTTCAGATAGATGAGCAAGCTGGATGCTCGGGATTTCTTGTATTCCAAGTTTGCGCGCAGCCATAACGCGCCCGTGTCCCGCTATGAGACCATTTTCCCCATCAATCAAGACAGGATTGGTCCAGCCAAATTCTCGGATGCTGGCAGCGATTTGCGCGATTTGCTCGTCAGAATGAGTTCGTGAATTTCGAGCATAAGGGATAAGGCTTTCTAAGGGCCTATATTCGATGGTAATCATGAGTTTTCCTTTTTTGTTTAATCTTCGTCAAGAGGATTTTACTGTTAGGCGTGAAACCAGAAAACCCCGAAGGGTCTGGTTACGGTTCCAGCGCCAGAGAAAGGAAAAAACTGGCCGATTCCGGTCAGCATATCCAATCTTATTCACTCAAGCAATCTTAACTATCCCACGCTCGAACAAAAGCCCGATAGTTCTCCTGTGGGCAAGCTCCCAGATTGCCACTCGTTCCTCTCTTTTCATCTTTGAACCTTGATCTATCTCCATGTGACATTTATGGCATAAAGCCGATATGCGAAAATCGTGAGCTTTAATTCCTTTACCTTTTCCGTCAATAAGCTGATTGCTGTGACTTGCAGCTATTGTTGAGTCTTCTATCCCACAAGCTTGACAAGGAAAATCCCTTACTGCTTCAAGTAGCTTTTTATTACGGTAGTTCATCGTGCCTCATTTGTGCCTTGATGATGGCCATGCGATAAAGCAAAGCCTCAATGTATCCACAAGCGTCCATCAGCTCTTCCTGAAGATGAACCAGCCATTGCTCTTCCGTCAGGTCGTCGCGTTCTAGCGTTACCCCGTACTTTTTGAGCCCGTGTTGAGCCCGTTTTTGAATTTTCTTGCAAACTCTATCTTCAATAATGCTCATGTTTCCACTTCCTGATCTATTGCCCAAGCCTGTATGTATTCGATCAGCTCGATCATTTCGTTCTTTGTAAGCTCGGATGTTCTGCGAAATACAATGTCTACCCCATACCCATCAATAGCCGGGAGCATTTCCAGCGGTTCACCACGAGCCCGAAGCCATGCAGCGGTAAGTAAGCGCTTCCATACTTCAACATCGCGCCGTTTACCAGCCCACTCAAGATACCTTGCAATGTCGCTCAATAGAGCGTGAAGCTTGGCATTCTGTGCCAACGTTCGCT